GTGTTGTGCTATGCTGTAACAGCAGGTAGAATAAGTGCCTGGGTAATTTACAATAGTGAATCGGGGCAGAAGTTTCTGAGTGAACTAGATGCCACACAGGTCAGCATGATATGGCCCTACATTGACAGCGATGCCTGGCAAAAACAATTTCAGGATAGACCCCAGGATCAGGCCTATGCCAAGAACATTTTGAAACAAGCAGGATGGTAACATGATCACCAGCGTTTACCCCACAAGTACATGGGTCACAACATCCAGTCCCAGCGGACCATACATCAGTCCTGGTGCTGCCAGTGCAGGCATGTTGCGATATCACAACAATCAAACACAGGTGTATGATGGCAATGCCTGGCTCACCCTGGGCGGCGGATCCGGCGTGGGCCTTACATCCAATGCTGAAGAAGCACTGGCCTGGGCATGGCTAAAGATGACACAAGAAAAAACAGCCCAGGACCTGGCACAAAAGCATCCGGCTGTGGCAGATGCACTTGATGCTGTGCGTCTAGCTGAACAGCAATTGAAAACCGTTGTGGCCTTGTGTACAGTATGAGCGCAGACATTGACATTGACTTTGCTGATCGCGAACATATACTGAAATTGATTCAGCACACCCCTGCACGGCAGATCACAGATGGTAGACCTAGACGTCACAATTCAGGAGTGTATGTCACAGACATTCCACAAGATCCTGTGAATCACTGTGCTGCCATAGACTACGAGTCAGCAGAAGTTCGTGGCTACTTCAAACTGGATTTCTTGAACATGAGTGTGTATCAGTTGATTCAGAGTCCCGAACACTACGACGCTGTGCTTGCGGCCACACCACCCTGGACCAGACTATGGCAAGATCCTGAATGGGCCAAGCAGTTGGTTCACGTGGGCAATTATGGACACTTGCTGGCGACCATGAGACCTGACAGCATACCCAGGATGGCAGCATTTATATCAATCATACGCCCGGGCAAGGCACACCTACAGGGGTTGGATTGGCCTGCGGTGTTTGATTCAGTCTGGAATGGTGATGCCAGTCGCGGATACACATTCAAAAAAGCACATGCTCTAGGTTATGCGGCTCTGGTAGCCTTGCATATGAATCTGTTAGTCTAGGCGTCTCACAAGAGTAATTGATTTGCGTTTGCCTTTTCTGCGAGCAATGTCATTTAGGCTGCACACAGGACCGTGCAGTATTTCCAGATCTTTGTTGACAAATGTGCGAAGGCACAGGCGAAATTCGTCCCATTCTCCACGCAGGAATATGTTTATAGGAATGCTTCTGTTGCTTTCCCACCACCAGGTGTTGGCCAGATCAAGATAACGCCGTTTTTGTTCTGAATCTTTGACAGTTCCAAAGTCATAGATGGTGGTGATAACATCATCTCTGTTTTGCACAATCCCCACATATTCATTGCTGGCGTAAACGCACAAGGTGATAAACGGATATTTGTCAGCTAGTTTTTGAAATAAGTCTTTGCCCATATAGTATTAGTTTGGATATTTATACCAAGGCTCCTTAGGTAAATATTGTTTGGAGCGTCCTATGTATTCAACCCCTGTTTATCTTTATCAACAAGTTCAGCGAATTTTATTAGTAGATACCAGCGGCGCTTATTTTGACCGGAGGTGGGATCCTGTGTATGCAAAAAAATTAACTGTCAACAAAGGTGTTGATAATGTGATCTTGTTTGAGTTTGTGAATCAAGATCAAAAACCTGTGAATATCACAGGGTCGGCACTGAAGTTTAGACTGATCAATCTAGCTGGCAATCAACAGTTGATCGAAAAAGAAATGGTCATAATCAATGCTCCATTTGGTCGTGCCAAGGTAACACTCAGTGCAGCAGAAACCACAGAGTTTCCTGCAGAACCGTCCAGTTATGCAATTGAACGTGCCAGCGGTGATCTAGTTGAAGCAGTGTTTGTGGATGCGCAGGCCCTGGCCCGTGCTGACGTGGACATTGTAGATTCTGTGCAGCCACAGTTTGTGCCCAGCGGCCTACTAAGCATTCCTACCATTTATGGTCCAGAGGTGTACATAAATCCTGTGTTGCAGGGCAACTATCCTGACTGGGCACTCAACCCGCCACCAGGAAATATCAACGCAAATCCTCAAAGATATTCGAGTTTTGTGCCAACCACAGGTGCAAGCCTGACCACATTTCAGTTGGAAATGGATCATTACACAGGCAACATCAAGGCACAGGCAGCACAAAATTACGAATCAACCTTTACAGATGTTTCGGACATATATCAATACTACAATCGCACCGGAACAGAACCCATCACAGTGCCCGGATATCATCCCTTGCTGCGTCTAAGTCTCGACTCATATCCTGGCACACCACAGATTCAGATGGCCACAGCCACAGCCTACGGAGCAAATGGTGTGATCACTTCTATCACTGTGAATCAAGGTGGTTACGGATATCTAGCCCCACCCAGAGTCAACATCATAGGGCTGGGTGCAGGTGCCGTTGCTGAAGCAGTAATTACTGGCACCTCAGTATCTGCCATAAATGTTATAAACGGCGGAACAGGATATGTGCTCAACCCGGCCACCAATCAGGTGGCGGCAATAAGTATCAACACCGGAGCCGTAACAAGTATATTAGTCAGATGAAATTTAAAAAAATTGTAGGGTTTGGTGATTCCTGGATGTTTGGTGACGAGTTGCTGGATCCTGAATTGCAACGCCGGGACCCAGATGCACACCCATGTTTGTATGAAAACAATGTCTATCGTGACAGTCACAACTTTCTGGGGCTGGTAGCACAACACTACGGTGTACCCATGGAAAACTTTGGAATTGCCGGTGGCAGCATGCAAAGCTCCATGTGGACATTTTTATGGTGGTTGGATCACGAGCCTGAACCAGAAAAGTGCCTGATCTTGATTGGACACACAGACTCGGATCGGCTGAGTTTTTACGACCCTAATCATGTGAGTTATGCCAACGATCCTCCCTGGAACCGATTCATACACTCAACCTGGGTGGAATACGGTAGCAGTGTGGTTCCGCAAGAATTCAGAACCATGGTCAAGCAACAACTGGTACTGACCAACTGCCTAGAATTGTGTAGGCTAAATTATCAACAAACCCTACTGAGCTTTGACGGTATTGCTGCCAGACGCAATCTTCAAATGATGCAGTTCCAGATCATGCCTGAAGATGTCAAACTGGATTTGCCCACCCAGATATGGCCAGGATTCTCTACCACCATATGGTTTCGCGATCACCCAGGCAATCAAAAAAAAGAACTGGTCATGCCAGGCGGTCATCCCAACGAAATAGGACATATAATGATTGCAGATAAGTTGATTTCTACCATAGATGATGTTACAATGTAAGAATGCTCGACATTCTCGGATACTTGCCCACCAAGAGAAAATCTAGTGCATCGGGCTGGATCAGTTTTAATGCTGTGTGTTGTGAACACAACGGTCATACACCAGATCGCAGAAGTCGCGGCGGCCTCAAAACATCTGAACAGGGTTGGAGTTGGCATTGCTTCAACTGCAACTACACCGCTAGCTTTATCCTTGGCCGTACTGTAAGTTTCAAGGCCCGCAGGCTCTTGAGTTGGTTGGGTGTGCCTGACCGTGAAATAGAATTGACCAATCTTGAAAGCCTGCGTCATCGCAGCATACATGGCATTATTGATGATAGACAACGCACCGCAGATGTTCTAGCAGATATCAAGTTTGAAGAACGGGACCTGCCGCCATTTGCTGAACTGATTGGCGATACAGGACTGCACAGAGACTATGTGCAATCAAGATGTGTACCAGATGATTATCCTGTGATGACACAAACAAATCCAGAACGTGCCTGGCCCAGTCGTGATCAAGTGATCATACCATTCACACATCACAACAGCATTGTAGGGCACACTATCAGATTCCTAGATGATCGTAATCCACGCTACATCAATGACATGCAGCCGGGCTATGTGTTCGGCACAGACCTACAACGGTCGGACTGGACTCAGGTGATTGTGACAGAAGGCATCTTTGACGCACTCAGCATTGGCGGCCTTGCCTTAATGCACAATACCATAAGTGATGCTCAAGCCCGATTGATTCGCAATCTTGGCCGAGAAATCACAGTGGTACCTGATCAAGATCTAGCAGGCATGGAACTGGTGGATCGTGCTGTGGAACTGGGCTGGGCTGTGAGCATGCCCGCCTGGCCCGAAGGTGTCAAGGATGTTAACGACGCTGTCAAACTGTATGGGCGCCTGGGTGCATTGCTAACTATAATTGCTGCTAGAGAAACCAGCCGAATCAAAATTGAATTGCATAAAAAGAAATTGATCAAAAAATGCAAACTGTAAGAAAAATTGACTTTTTTGGAGGCTTGCACGGTCACTACCTTGAATTAGTGATCAATCATGCTGTTGATCAAAATCCATATGATATTACCCGTTTGCAGTTTAATGAAAACGGTGCTTGCCACTGTAAAAATACAGATTTAGATTATTCTCCTATTACTGTTGCCAACCATTATAGTTTTTGGAATATTCCGTTCAACAATTCAGATTTGGTAATTAGAATCGTTCCTCGGCCCGAGGACATGTTAATTGCTGTGACAAATAGTTTTTTACGATCTGGTGATCAAAAAATTGATATTGATAATCTAGAAACAGATACGTTTAAAAAGATGTCTTTGCTTCCCAAAGCTTCAAATTTTTTACAAATGTTATGTCTAAGGCATGGAAAAAAAGAACATTATCCCAGATCAGTATTACGAAAGTTTTTTTATTCTATGTTTGATAATCCGGAACACGGAATTGACATGATGACTAAGTGGCAATCAGCACCACATAGTCATGATTTTGAATTTAGGAGTTTTTTTAGTTTGGATTGTTTTTTTGAAAACTTACAAAAAATTTCTAAATTTGTAGACTTAGAATTTTTTCCAACTAAAGAATTGGTTGATTTGCACCTGGAATTTTTGTCACGGAATCAAGGTTATAACAGTCATCTAAAATGTGAGATTGTGATGCAGTCGATTATATCAAACCAACCAATGCCGTTGGCTCTTAATTTACTCGAAGAAGCCTGGATCAACTATAGAATCTCTAGAAGTTTTAATTTATATGACGTGGCAGAATTGGAATTAGATAACTATCCTACTGATACAAAAAGACTATCAGAAATATGTTTTAAAAAGGAAACAACTTGTTAAAAGACTACAGCACTGATGTTCAAAAACTATTCCTAGAAATGATGCTGGAGGATGCTGCTAGCTATGTGCGAGTGCAGAACATTTACAATCCAGAAAATTTTGATCGCAACCTAAGAACTGCCGCTGCATTTATCAAGGAGCATTCAGAACAGTTCAAGACCTTGCCAGATCGAGCTCAGATTGCTGCGGCCACCGGCATCAAGTTGAATGCAGTGCCAGATCTCAACGAAGGTCACTATGACTGGTTCATGACCGAGTTTGAAGCATTCACACGACGTCAAGAACTGGAACGTGCTATCTTGAAAGCAGCAGACCTGCTGGAAAAGGGTGACTATGATCCTGTGGAAAAACTGATCAAGGATGCTGTGCAGATTAGTCTGACCAAGGACATGGGCACAGATTACTTTGCAGATCCAGCAGCCAGGATCAACAAGTATTTCAACTCAGGTGGACAAGTTAGCACAGGTTGGCCACAAATGGATCGATTGCTGTATGGTGGATTCAGCCGTGGAGAACTTAATATCTTTGCAGGTGGATCAGGATCGGGCAAGAGTCTTGTGATGATGAACATTGCACTGAACTGGTTGCAACAGGGCATGAGTGGTGTGTACATTACACTAGAACTGAGTGAAGAACTCACAAGTTTGAGAACAGACGCCATGCTCACCAACATGAGCACCAAAGAAATTCGCCGTGACATTGATTCAACAGAACTCAAGGTCAAGATGGTGGCAAAAAAAGCTGGCCAGTATCGTGTAAAAGGTTTGCCAGCACAAAGCAATGTGAATGATATCCGTGCATATCTAAAAGAAGTGCAAATCCAAACCGGCATTAAAGTAGACTTTGTGATGGTGGATTATCTTGACTTGGTGATGCCTGTGAGTGCCAAGGTCAGCCCCAACGACTTGTTTGTTAAAGACAAGTATGTATCAGAAGAACTACGCAACTTGGCCAAGGAACTGGGCATTCTGTTGGTAACAGCAAGTCAGTTGAACAGATCAGCAGTGGAAGAAATGGAATTTGATCACAGCCACATTTCAGGTGGTATCAGTAAAATCAACACAGCAGACAATGTGTTTGGTATCTTTACCAGTCGCTCCATGAAAGAGCGTGGCAAATATCAAATACAGTGTATGAAATCTCGAAGCTCGACCGGCGTTGGTCAAAAAATTGATCTGGAGTACAACATTGAAACAATGCGCATTACTGATGAAGGTGGGGACGAAAACGGCCACAACAAACCACAAAGTTCAATCATGGATTCAATCAAGGCCCGCAGTCAAGTCGCGGCTGCTGACAGCGGCAGTAGTTCGCAGCCCTGGGAAAAGCCCAGACCGCGAGATGGACATGATCCCTTGAGTGGTAAAATCACAGCAGATGTACAAAGCAATAAACTCAAGCAGTTGCTGGGGCAGATCAAAGCTAGCTAACTCTAGTTGAAATCAAAAACCGATAAATAATATCGAAGGTCTGCAATAAAAATCATGCAAAAACGCACCCGCAGTTTATTAGAAGAATTAGATTCCATGTATATCCAGCGTGAGCGCGATCTAGTGATTGAGAGTCGGGCATCTAATGTCATAGCCAGCGCCATTAACTTGCTGGAGCAAATTGATGCCACATATACTCCTGAGCAAGCAGAAAATCTAACTCGTAAACTGCTGAATTCTATTCGCACTCGGGATGCGGGACGTTTTGCTAGAACCGTTAGAAAAACACCAACAAGCACATAAACTCAACAGGATCAAGATGAAAATTTTCGAAGGCGGCAATGTATTCAAAGACGCACAAGGCCAACCACTAACACAACGTATCAATCAAGCTGACGTTGCAGCCACCATTGCCTGGATAGAGCAAGTTACAGGTATTGAATTTCCTGAAGAGCGTTGGTTGGGCAGCACAGGCCGCAAGTCCACGTCTGGCGACCTAGATCTGGCTGTGGATCTTGGAGAAACAACCAAAGAACAACTAGCAGCAGGGCTAACACAATGGGCCACCGGTCAAGGACTGGATCCTCGAGAATGGGTGCGTAAATCTGGTGAAGTACATCTCAGAACCCCTATCGGTGGCAATCCTGAAAAAGGATTTGTGCAGACTGATTTTATGTTCTTTCCCAACCTGGATTGGGGCACATTTTACTATGGTGGATCAGAAGGATCAGCCTACAAGGGCATGAATCGTAATGTGCTGCTGAGCAGCTTGGCCAAACAAGCTGGGCTCAAGGTGGGTGCAAATGGCATGATCAGTAGAACCACAAATGAACTAGTAAAAGGTGGACAGGATCCAGATTATGTGTCTGCGGTATTACTGGGCGGTACACAGGATCGAGCTGCACTAAAGAATGTAGAATCAATTTATGCTGCTCTAGCAAAGGACCCCGACCGTGATGCCAAGCTCAAAGACTTTCGAGAATATCTCTCACGTGAAGGCATAAAAGAACCCGAAATGCCTGTAAAAGAAAATGATGTTAACTTCTTGGCTAGACTACGAGACAGGATAGTAAACCAAGGCATGCAACAATTGATTGAAGCCAAGCCTTTGTATCAGATATACGAACAAGAGCCTGCTGCTGTGGGTGGCCAAGCCAAGGGTATTGAGCATCTGGAAGACTATGTGTTCCGTCAAGGAACCGCAGGTGTTGACCGTGCGCTGGCCATTGCAGATTCTTTCTACAAACAGCCCAAACAAGGATCCGTAAAATGGGACGGAAAGCCTGCTGTGGTATTTGGTCGCAAGCCCGATACCGGAGAATTTGTGCTCACAGATGATGCAGGATTTGGTGCAGTTGGATACGATGGACTGTTTACCAGTACTGATGCTGT